CTGGAGGGCACGCTATGAACACTCTTTCTTTCCTACTTTCCGACAAGGCTGCTGGTCAGCGTATGAGCGGACGCAAGCCAGCGTTTGTTGTCCACGTCGAAACCGACAGCGACATGTCTGTTGCTGATCGCTTCGAGGAGCTGGATGCTGACGATATTGTCCACGCAGAGACTATTGCAATGCGTTGGATTATGCGCGGGAATACCTCCGCAGCAATGCGCCGATGCCTACACGATGGCACGCTAACCGATCCGATCGGTCCAATTATGGACCAGACCTTCGTCATACGGCCACTTAACGCGGACGCAGGCTGGGATCAGTCTTTCGACACTCACAACTAATAACTCAACGGCGGACATGCGCTGGACATGTCCGCTGCCTGTCCTGTCCGTCCGGCACTTACCAAACCAAGGATTGGGCAATGAAGCCCACAAAAAACAGGAGGCAGAAATGTCTTATACTTACAAACACGCAGCTATCCACTTTGACGGCAACCGCTGGGTTGCTCAATACGACGGTGGATTTGCCACTGGCGGCACGTCAGAAGCCGTTGAAGCCATAATCGACCGTTCCCCTGCGCCGGCTGCGCCCTCTGAGCGGTCGATCTACTGCTCCATCGGCAGCCGTCAATTCAAGCTGGCGTAACTAAACGGGGGCTACGGCCCCCGTTTCTACGTTTAAACAACGCCGCGTATCGAGCGCCGTATCGGCTTATTCCACGATCCGGCAGCACTTCGGCCAAACGCCATCGTCGTGTGGTGGTTGGCCAAGCAAAGGCAGACGGCGTCGGCGCGGTCAGGCGAATTGACGCCGCGCTTCTTCATGGCCTCCTTGCCCTCGACCTGCATCTTTCCCGATGAGGTAAAATGATACCGTGGGGCCGCAAGGTCAGCATAAAGCCCGTCGTCCTTGGGCAGCACAACATCCATGCCCTCAAGCCACTCCTTAGCTTTAAACCACAGCTCAGCACGCAAATTCAGGTACGTCTCCTTCTGCGAGCTGCGCTCTGACACGTTCAGGCCGCGCGCCGGTAACTCCAGCTCACGCAAACGATCCAAAACGCCAGCACCAAAGCCGTTGCTGTCGACGATAATCTCGATGGGACGCTTGGACGGGGGCAGTATATCATACTCCGCCTTAATAGCGCCCGTGAGCTGCATAAGGTCCAAGTTACGCCAGACAGTGAGCGGATGTATTACCGGACCCTGCCTACGCGCCAAAACGGAGCTGTCGCCACCCTGCCTCGCGACGTCAACACCCCAGATCGCCGGCGTGTCCTCGTCAATCTTGATGGTATTGGCCATCGCATGCTCGATCAGTGACACCGGAATAACCGTGTCCTCCTCCGACGGGGGGAAGTTTCCAAGAACACGCACATGGTACGCGGGGCTGTCCTCGCCGTACCGCCTCTTCATGTCCTCAACGAAATCGTCGCTTACACGGGAGCTGTCGACGCAGGATACGTGCATCGTATACCAGTCCTCACGTAAACGCGTGTGCGTATCGTAAAAGAAGCCAGTATTACGCGTCGGGTTGCCCGTAAGCACAGTCGTTGCGCTGTGGCCAGACATCGATCCTGACGCAGCCTCAAATACGGCGTTGGGAACGCCAGACGCCTCATCCGCAATCAGAAGCACATGCTGGCTGTGGACGCCGGCGAGCGCTTCGGGCTGCTCAGCACGGGACGTCCTGCACGAAATAAACGTGCTCTCTGGGTGGCTCTTCAGCTCAATCCGGTCAGACTTGATCTCAAGCAACTCGCTAAACGGAGGCTTCAGGCGCTTGGCCACGTTCTTCATCTCAGCAAAACAGGCATCAAAAAGCTGCGAGCTGGTGGGGGCCGTGACAACCGTCTTACTCGGAAAGCGAAGCAGTACGTGCCAAATAGCGGCAATGGCAACGCCCGTCGACTTGCCGACACCGTGACCAGAACGAACGGATATGCGGCGCTCGTTCGGGGCCGCAATCGCGTCTAACAGCTCAACCTGCCACGCGTCAGGCTCGATGCCGATCACCTCGCGGGCGAAGGCGACGGGATCGCTGTGGTAACGTGTTAGCAATTGCGTAAACGGGTTATCTTTGGAATTTTTTTTCGAGGTCATGTTAACACCTGTTGCTGGACTGAGGGGGTCAGTGGATATGTGTTGGGGTCATTAGCATTTGCACCCCGTCGAAAGTTTTGGCGGGGGGGGTCAAATCGCGATTTTCTGGCATCTGGCAGTCCGAATGACCTATAAGCACCATTATGTTAATAAACGGATTCAATGAAATCAATGACTTAGCTAAACTGGACCTATCGGGCACCGCGAAATCGTCGAAACGCGGCAACATTGTTGACATAAATGAGGTGCCCTGATACCGCGCGCGCCCGCGCTCACAATTGTGAGCCAATGCGTGATTTCGCCTCTCACACGTCATGCACGTCATCATCGTCGTCATCGTATCCCAGCTCTCCCGCAATCGTCACGTCCTCAGCCTCACCCTCCAACACTGAACCAAGCAGCATCGCAGCCTGCGCGTGCAAGTCTGTCACGCTGATGTTGATCGCCACGTCTCTCTGCCGCGTGTCGTATTGCGGCGACAGCTTGGACGCCATCCACTTGTCCGTGTCCACTCGCAGCCTGTCAGCGTTCACAGTCGCCGGCTCAGTTCCCTGCGCTGTGCTGATGGCCCTGTTTGCGTAGAAGTGCGCAGCCTCTGTCAGCGCGTCCTCATATCGCCCCCTGCGTCCACTCACGCTGTCGACCCACTTGTACCACAGCTTGTGTCCCACGTTCATCTTCTTGCACATGTCACGCATGCTTGTGCCCGACACCAGCTCCTCGAAGATGTCATCCTCGCCCCGCGCGTCTAGCGCATCCAGTTTAGCTCTTGCAATTTCACTTCTCGACATCGTCTATCCTTTCAAAATGGTATCTCGTCACCGCCAAGATCGTAGTTCACCGGCTCGTCTGGCCGCTTCACTCTGGTCACGCTTGCCTCTGGGAACGCCTTGAATGCCTCGGCGGTAAACTTCTCTGTCCAGTCATGCTTCAGCAGCCTTGCAGCGTCCTCGAACGCATACACGACCCAATCAGGGTGCTTCCTGCGCAACTCGCTGACGCCTGACGCCGCAAAGCACGTAACATGCCCGCCAAGGTTCACACAGAACCCGTCAGGCAGTAGCGGCTGATGTCCCGCAGCTATCGCCTCGCTCTCCAGCACATCCCACGCACGCATAAGCTGCGCGGCAATCTGATTGGTGCCCACGATGTCATCCGCATGGACCTTCTCGTACAGCGCCTCGTATGCCGCCTCAAATCTTCCGGCCAGCTCCGGCGACACTAGGTCGGGCAACGTGTCACCCCACCGCTCAGTCTTCGCCCTCGCCTTTTCATCGAGCGGGCGTAACTGGCCCCACACGCCAGCACTGACAACCTTCGCCTCGCCCTCAGTCGAGAACGACCCCTTCGCCTTGATCTCCTTATGTGTCGGACGCCTCTTCGCCTCCGCCTTAGTCTTTGCCATGATCCAGCTCTCCCTTCGCAATTACGTTAAATCTTTCCACAGTCATTCTCCCACAACGCATCCCCTTCCTCCACAGTACCCTATACATAGGGGTACACTGTGGTGGAGAGAATACGGGCTAATATTACCACGGTGCCGCACGTATTCCACAGTCACTAAAACACACTGTGGAGGGCATCACGACAACACCTTGAACGAAGCCACATCAAAGTACGCGACTGGCTCTATGTCTTGCGGATCACCTCGACGCATTGTCCCGCCGGTCTGTATATCCATGTCTTCGGCGGGCAGTTTGCATATGCCGGCGGCGTCGCTCCACTGCACTGCCAGAAAGCACGGCAGCCCCGTCGCCTGCGTCAGTGTATTGGCCATCATAACCTTGTACAGCGAAATCATGTACGTCGGGTACTGTAGCATCTTTGTTTTCCTTTGCCTCGCCTCTATGAATGCCACGGCGCTGCCATCTCTGGTTGCCATGAAGTCTAGCGACAGCTTGATCGGCATCTTTGTGAGCTGGCAGTTAAACTCCGCCTCTATGATACTTGACAGCGCCTGCTCGTTGTCCCTGTCTTGCTGCGTCTCGTATAGCGGCCTCATAGCCCCGCCTCTGCTCTGGTGATCCACTCACCCACCGACACGATTGTGACGTCCCTACCTGCGCGCTTGTCAGAAAATTGCTCAAGCTTCAGCACGCCTGTCTGTATCCACTTCTCCGCGATTGCCTTGGCCCTCGCCTTTTCCGGCTTCTTATCAATGTCCAGCTCAAGCGCGCTGGCGACGGCCTTGCCAACCCAGTTCTTGCTGCGCACGTTTTCCCTGTACGGGTCGCCGTTCTCTTCAGCCACGCCCACTGCGCGCTGAACCAGCATCGCGTGCTTAGCCTTCACGCCGTCAAATAAGTCTGGCATTTTGAATGGTATGGCGACGCCCACATACTCTTGATTGGGTAGAAGCACGCCGTGCATGCGCCTGTAGACGGCCTTGTCCGCCGGTGGCGCGAGGTTCGATTTGGCGTCATCAACTCGCATGATGCCAAGAGCCTCCTTCTCGTTCACACCCAGCTTCATCGCGTCCTCCATAGACACCTTGTTGACAACTCTCGCTGCTCTAGCTGCGCCAATTAAACTGCCTGCGCCCCTGATGCTGTCAACCGTGGCATCATCCCCGTTTGACTTGCGGACGTGGTGCGTCAACACCATCGCGCAGTCTGTCTTGTCACAGACCCAGCGTGCAGCGGATACAGCGGCATTCATCGCCACGTTGTCGTTCTCGTTGATGCCGTCGTTCGCGCCAACCCACGGGTCGATAAACACCATGCCAATCCCGTACTGCTCGATCTTGTCGGACATGTACTGCACCATCTCGTCGTTCGTTGTGACGCCGTCACGGTTCTGTATCGCAAACTTGATCTGCACATCGCGCCCAGCATCCACGAACAGGCGGCCCTCGATGTCCTGCGGCTTGATGTTGTAATACTTCATTGCGGCTGCGATGCGGCGCTGGGCCTCCTCCATCGGATCTTCTAAGTTGATCAGCCACACGTTTGTGCGCTCATGTACCGGCTCGCCAAGCAAGTCTCGGCCCGTGCAAATCGCCAGAGCCTCTACAATTTGCAGGCTGGTCTTGCCCACGCCGCCCTGAGACGCCAACACAGAGACATACGAACGTATATACGCCGTGTCATACACCCAGCGGCGCTTCGGTATCTTTTCTGGATCGATCGGCACGAACGCAGTTGGCCACTGGCGCTCGCTCTCCATTTTCTCCTGCACAACGACGGACACCGGCTTTGCGCTGGCAAGTGCCTCGCGCAGCTTGTCCTCGCCTGCCTCACGTAGATAGTCGTTGGCATCCTTGACGTTCTCAATGCCAAGCATGTCGAACCGCACCACATGCACTGCCGTCGAGCCGTCACCCTGTAGCACATCCGAGCACTTATCAACGTCGAGGTCCGGATCTGCACATATCGTCACATCGGACGCCCGTGGCGGCGTGTATGTGGACATGCCGGCCTTGCCAAACGTACACACGACGATTGCGTCATCGCGCACGGCCTGCCTGACGCTCAGCGCATCCTCTGGCCCCTCAACAAGGCATATCGGCTTATCGCCTTGCGCTGCGCCAATTTGCATTACGTTTCCGGCGATAACGCCGCGCGAGTATTTGCTGATGCCGTTGACTTCGCGCTTGCGTCCCTCTGGTGTTAGTAAGACGCTCTGAATGCCCTCAACTACTCCTTCCGGTGTAGTTGCGGCAAAGATGATCGCCGGCCCGTCGTATACGTTCGGGCTAAACTTCGCCACGCCGTCCGCTGTAGACGCCCGTAAGCCGCGTGAGTTCAGATACAGCAGCGCTGGGCGCACGGCGTCTGTGTTCTCGCGCGTGATCGGCACTGCACGATCCCACGCATCACTGGCCTTGCGTATCTTCTCTGCGCGCGTCTCGTCGTCGCGTGCAATCAATTCCTTCTGAGCCAGACGTGTCACCAAGCGGTCAAGTTCGCTGGCCACGTACGGCATGCTGTCTGAGCTTTCCAGCTCCTTGGGGTTCTCGCCCCCGCGCTTAAAGCCTGACCCTATAGTCGTCTTAATCTCGATGTCGTTGAGGCCGACCTGCTTAGCTGCGGCGTGCAGCGCCATAATTGCGCTGTCTATGTTTGCCGGCGACAGGTGGGCGTGACGCCCGATCGAGAACGCCGCCTTGTTCAGGTTCTCGTTTCTACCGCCAGACATTGACGCGGTTACATCATCAACCGCACCATCTAAAACCTTTTTGAAGTATGCTTCGGACACCTTTTTCCCCTTTTTCTTGTTTGTTTAAGGGGCGCAGCGTGCGCCCCCCAGTTGCCTTAGAAGCCGAAGTTGTTGTCCGCCGGTGCCGCTGCAACTGGTGCAGCCTCTGCGACAGGTGCCGGTGCAGGCTCAGCGCCAGCAGCCGGTGCGTCGATCCACGATGAAATCGCAAATCCAACGTCGTAGCTGGTGCCCTTGCCGATGACGACAGGTGTCGATGACGTGATCTGCACTACAGGAACCTTACCCTGTGCAAACTCTGGCATCGTCTCAGCCTTGTTGTACAGCTTCGCAATAAACTGGCCCAAGCCGTATGAGTTGCCGCTAAATGTCGCCTCACGGCCATCAGATAGCCAGCAGGCTACTTCAAAGCCGTTCTTGTGGTTCTCGCTTGGACGTGGAGTGCCCTGCGAAGTGCTTGGCCAAGGCTGCCAGTCGCGAACACCCACGTCGATGTGTAGCCAGCCAAACACCACGTTCTTGATGTCGATCGCGAAGCCGCGATCCATGTCGATGTTCTCATCGCCTGCATCTGTCTTGGCCCACCAGCGATTTTGCGGGAGGTTGGCGCGAATGTAGTTGCTTGCGCCTGAGCTGTCGTTTGATCCGAATGAAATTGGCATGTGTGTCTCCTGACCTATGTTGCCTGAGTGAATTTGAACGAATAGGGCGGTATCTGGAGAGTTTGCAACTCGCCATAACCGTAGTCCCAGACGTTCGTCTTTAATGCACTGGAATATTTTTCCAAGGCATATTGTACACCAGCCGCCCCTTCTTCGAGCGAATGGTAGTCCAATTCGTATACGCCGACCGGATAAGGTGCGTCCTTACCCACGGCAATGAAGATAAACCGGTCGACTTCATGCCCATCGTTGAGCATGCAGCGACGATAAAATTGGTCCTGCAAGTGATAGCCAAAATTGGCCGCCTGCTTCGAAAACCCAATTGGCGAGCTATCAATTGTCGTCTTCAGATCTATCACGGCGGCAATGTCTTTGCGCCATCCGTCGGGGCGGCAGCGCATGTCAACGCCGGTCGCCGCGTCGTGTGAGAATATGCTCTGCTCAACCAGAAGGTCGCCGCCAAGCAGCTCCATTGCCGCAGCGTTCGATCTCACAGCGTTCGCCATATCGACTGCGACTTGGTAATCTCCCTCAGTCAGCAGGATCGCGCCCTCTTCGGCTGCGGCTGCATACTGGTCTTTCCACGCGCTCCCACGGCGTGTCTCCGGCCCGCACCAAACGCTGCCACTGAGATGCGGCTCAAGAACCAGCGTGTGCGCCGCTGTGCCAACGTCAAACGCCGTAGACGCCTTGCGCTTAGCGTATTTGAAGTGCGCCAGTGACTGCAACGCAATCGTCTTTGCGCCGGAAGCGCTGAGCGCTGGGTCGAGGTGATATTCCTCGTTGGATATGTCTTGCTTAACTGGCATTACCTGTCCCCTTTTCCCCACTTGGCAATGAGCAGCGCCTCGGCGCGGTGCTCGTGCTTCTTCAGTTTGAGTTGCTCACTTAGCGCCGGAAACCATTGCTGGGCAAGGCGACGAGCCGCGTCTTTATCTTTTGGGAGGGCCAGATCCCGTTTCCACTTCGCCGGCGATACCACTGAGAACGGCATACGTGACAGTGCGCAGGTGCTGCTGATTTGACCATAGCCAAAACCCAGTTTGAATGTTGAGACGACCCCTTGGCGAGGCATTGCCTGCTGACGCTCAATATATATGTGATCCACTTTCTCGACGGACTTAATGATGTCCATCAGCGCCAGAACGTCAACGCCGCCCTCGCTGTACGTCGGGAGGTCGTGCACTTCCGCCCAGTCGTCTCCAACTAGGGCTACGCCGCCGGTGCGGTATCCGCAATCAATCCCGATTATCATCTGGCGTTTCCCTTTCTGTCATGAGATATTCTTTCAACGCCAGCTCGACGATGAGCGACATGCTCATGCGACTGCCATCGCTGTATGCGTGCAGCGCGTCGTAGACATCCTGACGAATACGCGGCCCGATTTGCTTCAATTTATCCATTACACTCTCCATCGTTAGCACGGTGTTAACAGGTGTGTTCAACTAGCGCAAGCGCCTTGTGTGTGCTAATCTGTAAAAAAGTTCACACCTTAAACCCATGAGGACCACACATGCGCCCGATTAACATTATTAACATCAACGTCAAAGCTGTCTTATAGTGGAGATGGCTTCTCTTTGGAGTGTCGGATTGACCGCTGCCCTTGGCTTCATTGCGTGGTGGGCGAAAGGTCAGCAGGATGAGTTGGCGCGTCTGCGGACGCTTTTGAATAGGACGAGGGAAGAGATGGCCAAGGAATATGTGACCAAATCTGACAGCAACCAAGTGCTGACGCAAATCATGAGTAAATTTGATAGGCTGGAAGAAAAGATCGACCGCCTGATGGAAAAATGATTGATCCAATCACAGCGGTCGGATTGGCGACCTCTGCTTTTAATATTCTGAAGCAAGGTATTAGCGCCGGTAAAGATATTCAAGAGATGTCTGGCACATTGGCAAAATGGGGGTCAGCGTTTTCTGACTTTCAATATGCTGAAGACAAAGCCAAGAACCCGCCCTTCTATAAGATGATGACCGACAACTCTGCGAACGCCATTGAGATATTTGCGCAAAAGAAGAAAATGCAAGAGATGCGAAAGCAGATCAAAGACCATATATCATGGACGTATGGCCCGTCAGCGTGGGAAGAGGTTTTGTCTATTGAGGCAGAGATGCGACGCATCCGCAAGGAAGAGGCGTACAAAAAACAGGAGTTCATAGACAACGCTATCAACTTCGTTATTGGTGCTGCTGTCTTCATTGCCGCAGCCGGCGGTGCTGCTACTGCGCTGTATTATTTTGCTCGCTATCAGGGGAAGTTGTGATGTGGTTTCTTGTTTGGTTTATGTTCTCCAATAACAACCTAGATCATTACGTGCTTGGTCAGCACACTACGCAAGATGATTGCGTCAATGCCAGACAAGAGGCGATGGTTTTAGTTAAGAACAGCACAACATCAGTTTATTGTTTCGAGATTATACCAAAATAAAGGAGTTAAACATGACACAGTTTGAGAAGGCTGACCTGAACAAAAACGGAAAGATTGACGAGGTTGAGTGGCAAAAGCTGGCCCTTGAGGATCGTTGGCGAGAGATGAATGACAACGACGCTAAGCGCGACACGCAGCGCCGCCTGACCACAGCCTGCGCTGCTGGCATGCTGCTGTATCCGTTTGCTATCGTATTGGCGTCTGCTCTTGGCTTAGAGACTGCGGCTAACTTGATCGCCGACATCGCCACAGTGTATGTTGTTGCTGCGTCAGGTGTCGTTGCTGCTTACTTTGGGTTCAATGCAATGGAGGCTAAGAAATGATGTTTCAAGCACTACTAGGTCCGCTGGGGTCACTCGCAAGCACATGGCTGTCGTCTAAGGTCGAAACCAAGGCCGCTGAGACGCGAATGAAGGTGTCCGAGGCCGACGCTAAAGCAAAGATCATGTTGTCCGCTGCAACGTCCGAGGCTGACTGGGAGCGCATAATGGCGCAAGGTACTCAGAACAGTTGGAAAGATGAATTTCTCGTCATACTGTTCAGCATACCATTGGTTTTGTCGTTCTGCGGCGAGTGGGGGCGTAAAACTGTGGCTGACGGCTTTGACGCGCTGTCCACCATGCCCGAATGGTATCAATACACATTGGGCGTTATTGTCGCCAGCAGCTTTGCCGTGAGATCGGCCACTAAGTTTTTTGGAAGGAAATGATATGAGCAACGCAATGAAGCGGCTTCAGGAGAAAGTCGGCGTCGGTGCTGACGGAGCCTTCGGCCCAAACACCGCGCGTGCAATCTGCAAGCACTATGGTCTATCGCCCAAACGTGGCGCTCACATCTTGGGTCAGTCTCACCACGAAAGCGCAGGGTTCAAACGTGTAAGCGAAGGGCTGTATTATTCGACACCGGAGCGCATCCAAGCTGTTTGGCCGTCACGTTTCAAAACAGTAGCTGACGCAGAACCATACGCCAAGAACCCCAAGGATCTCGCGGATAAGGTATACGGCGGGCGCATGGGCAATGATGGCGAGGGCTACAAGTGGCGTGGCCGTGGCTTCCTGCAACTTACCGGCAAGGATAACTATTCACTCTTTGCCAAGGACATGGACCTTAACATCGTCTTGGATAATCCAGACTTGGCGGAGGAAGAATATGCGTTTGACACTGCGCTGTGGTTCTTCAAATCCAATAAGCTGTTTGACATTGCCGATCAGGGAGTGACCGATGAGGTCATCCGCAAAGTCACCAAGCGCGTAAACGGCGGCACGCACGGATTGTCGGATCGTGAGAAGCAGACGCATATGATTTACAAGTGGCTTGCCGACACTTAGGCGCGGCGCTATTATGAGGTGTGGTCGGGATTTATTTTAACTCAATTTAAGTTGAGCGGTGTGCAGCATAATAAATACCGACCACGCGATCACACAAGCATTGGCCGCGCTGGCGAGTTCATGGCGGCTTACAAGCTGCAAATGATAAGTGGCTTGGAAATCGCCCACATAAATGGCACCTGTGATCTGCATGTGACGCTGCCGTCCAAGCGTGTGCTGCGCGTTGAAGTAAAGTCGTCCATTGTGCCAACACTTTCTGGGTCATTCAAATTTAGCCGTGGCGGCTCAGATGCGGATATTTTCGTATTCTGCTGCATACCTTTGTCACTGATACGGATATTCTCCGATTGCCAGCTAAAGGGGCATCAGACGACGACGCTTCGACCCGCTGACTTTACTCAACAGGCCGAAGACGATGATATAGAGGGTCTGTTTTTACTTTAGTTTCGGCGGTCATCTATTCCGTTGCCGTCGATCTCATAGCTCAACAGAAAGACGATGCAACAGGCTGCGTGCGCGAGGTGTGACATGCCAGTCTCCCCGTCTGCTTGCTCGCCATCCCAGAACGACAGCATGTGCCTCTGTGCAGCCGCATACATTCTCGAATAGCTCATGCCGCCATTCTCTTGCCAGTTGTGGTCTGAATACTTTTCAGCTCCGTATCCCAACACCTCAGATATGGCCAAGATTGCTTGCGGTGGGAATAGGTCCACCCGTGGCTTGCCGGCGTCGTGCTTTACTGATTTATTTTCCATGCTTAGCTTCCTCATAAGCGTCCATAACCAGCTCCGCAGCGTATTCAGCCGCAGTGCTATAACCCACGCCTTCTGCTTCGCTCAGCAACCAGTCTAATTGATCAACAGACAATGCGTCAATTATTTGGCCGATGTAGCCATACGTCAGCGGAGAGCTGTTGCGAACGGTAGTTTTGTTGCGCACCTTCTGATTGCAATGGCCTGATTTGCGCCCCCTGTTGATGGCACCGCTGACAACGCCTTGATTAAGGTTGAGCATCTTTGTGATTTCACGTTGAGGCACATTCTGGTTGCTGAGCTTCCAGATATCCTTGGTGTGCTGCTGGATTGGATGGCGTTTGTTCTTAGTCATTTTCTGCGTCCCTAAATTCGTTCAGCTCTTTAGCCATCTGTTTCTTATCCGACATGCTGATGATGTCGCGATCTCTCAGGCGCGTTATGTCATCGCGCTGGCGGGCAACCTTGCTCTGAAGAACGCTGATTAACGTGCGAGCCTCATTCAGATTATTTTCCAACATTAATATTCTTCGGTCACTCATTGGTTGCCCCCTTTCCACCTGATCCTCATTATCATTATATCTCTCCGGACAGTGGCCTCCGAGACGCCCAATTCAGCGGCGGCTGCGTGCTTAGTAATCATAGTGCTGGCCATTTCCTCAAGTCGATCCCGACGCGCCGAAATGTCCTCTTGATACGGCGTCGTCTTAATTGCACTTGCACGCAGTCTAACACCCAGCACCTGACAGTCCGCCCTGATCGTGGTCTGGACGACGCGCTCCATTTGAGCGACTTGAGGTACTGTAAAAACGCCTTCCTCTGCGTAAAGCTTTACACGCTCCCGACGCTCATTTGTAAGTTGCGCTCGGCGAGCTTGGGCTAGTGCCGTTGCCTGACGCCATTTGGGTGGGTTGGGGATGCGATGATCGTGCAAGGCTTCGCGCAGCATTGCCATGCCAAGTTTCTCTTCGGCACGTTCTGCCTTGGTCAACGCCGGAGGGATCGCTTCAACATCTCCAAGAGCGCACGCATTTCCTCGCATTGCTGTTTCAAATTTGGGCGATCCTTCACTGAGCTGCGCTCCAGCATGATGTCGTTGATCCGCATCAAGCGATTGAGGATGATTTGCGACTGCTCCGCTATGTGATCTGATTGTTTCGAATTGTACATTATGCTCTCCGATTACGTTTACCATTATTTATTCAACCTCTATTTCGCCGCTACCGTCACATAGCGGGCATTCCTCTATAAGACTGTAGACGTCGCCCACATCTCTACTTGCACTCTGAGGCGCATAATAATCCACCTCAACCTCGCCACTTCCTCCGCATTCTGGGCACTCAATCATGACTTACCTCCCTCTGGCCGCGCCTGTGGGCGCAGTGAACACTCAGGCAGGCGACATTCTGTGACTGCGTTGTTCGCTTCAAAATACACGACAGCGGCCAAGATTGCTGCGGCAATCACTGGTCCTCCTCCAGAAAGTTGTGGGCGTCTGAGGCGTACAGCACGAATGATGGCTTCGACAGACCCGACTTTCGATAGACATCAGCACGCGCCATCTTGTCCTTGTTGAACCATCGCTGGGCTGAGTTGCCGGCTGTTCTCTGGTCAATATGGCAGGCGGATGCGATCTCGCCTGTCGTTGCGTAGGCTGTGTTGCTGACGAAATCCATGACGCGCTGATCTAGGTGGTATCTTGCGGCGTCAATCTGCTTTTGCGTTTGCGGCGCTGGCTCAACTTGAATTTTAGGCACTTCCTTTTGCACCTCCACGCCATTCGAATGCAGCTTAACAGCTTGCCAAGGTGTGCTGGCAGACTTGTCTGCAAAGTTCGGCGCAATGGTTGCTGAGACAGTGTCGCCAGCGGCAAGCGCAAAGCCAGCTTCAGCGGCAACGTAAGCCGGTATAAAGCACTGTGTTGACTTATCGTCACCTTGGACCCACGAAAAGGCGAAGCCGCCTTTTGGCGCGCTTACAATTAATAGCTGCTTAATCATTAGAAGCCTCCCGAAAAGAACAGCGGGATGCTGACTAGGGCGCACAGAAATACAAATTCTGCGGTGCGTTCGATCATTTTCTTCATTGTGTTTTCCTTTGTTTATGTGGGGGCCGTAGCCCCCGTTTGATTATTTGGCTAAGTCTTTTCCAAATGCCAAGTTGATGCCATAAGTGGCGATGTTGGATGCGCGGTCGGCTCGGATGCCAGCAACAGTATCTGGGTATTTGCGAGCCATACTGCGTGCCTCAGACGCGGCAGATGTAAATAATTCTATTACTTTCATCGCGTCGTTATTATTATCTTTAAGCGCTTTGTTCCAAGTCTTACGAGCGCGGGTCCATTTGGTGTGATAGATGTGAGCCATTTTATCGTCCTTTGTTTGTTTGCCTATATCGTTAACATAGGGTTAACAGAACAGACATACAACCCCCTAAAACAAAAAAAAGCCCCCAACAGTGCAGTGCGAAACCTGACACGTATTGGGGGCAGTTGAGGCAATGTGAAAAAGGCTAAACACATCTGCAACAATGTTAGCTTGGCCAAGTTTGCATTTCAAGCGTCTCGCTGGTAAAAGTTAACGAGCATTTAACGGAGGATAACGCATGCTAAACGACAAACAGATCAATCTGGTACACCTGTTGAGCCAGCCACACCGCATCTCAAATCCGCGCGCAATGATGAAAGCGTGCGAAGACGCGGCCAAATTGATCGAGGAAATGGACGCAGAGCTAGACGCGCTCAAGAAACCCAAGCGCGCCAGCAAGGCGAAGTCTGCGGATTAACGCGGATACATTCCGAGGCCCATCTGGCGAAGCAGACCTTCAGTCGCGCTGTCTGGGCCTTGTGATGACTGTTGCGCCGTAATAGGCGTTCCGGTGCTTCTAATGAGATCAGACGCATTCCGCCCACCTCTATTAGCGCGGTCGATAAGTTTCGTCATCTGCTCCATCTGTCTAGCCTCTTCGACCAGTTGCGCCTGTGTCTTGCGCTGCGTAAGGACCGGCGCAATCTCTGCCGCCGCGTTACGCACGCGCTGAGACTGCTTTGGGCCGCCGATCATTGCGTCTGTGGCTGCGCCGGTAACTGTCGACAGCAAGCCCTGCCTTGAGACTGTCTCGCCAAGGCTTTCGCCCACCATTTCCTTCATCCGATCCGCGACCATCTGCCGGATGGCAGTCTTGGAACCCATTGCGACCGAGGCACTCTGCATCAGCGCCGAAGATGTTTGCGCGATTTGCGTGCCAATGCGCGCGGCGTCATCCACACCAAGCGCCATCTCCAACTTATCTGCTACAGCGCGAGAGTTCATAGATTTCAGCGTCGCCAAAGCCTCAACGACTTCCTGTTCGTTGTCGCCGCGCGGATTAACCCTTGCGTTTGCCGCCTGCTCATCAATGGCATTTCGCAGCGCAATTCGTAGCTGCTTTATGGAAGTTTCGTCCATTCCCGCAGTCTCCAAAAGCAAGTCTTCACGACGGAAACTTGGCCTTAGTAAGTCATTACCGAGATCGGCCATCAACTTCTGGTCGATGGCGTCTTTACCGGCCGCACGCGCCGCCGCATAGTCTGGGTTCACGGCGTCTAAGGATGCCCTTAGCTTCATTGCAAGGAGACGCTTTGATTGCGCCCCCGCGTCATTGCCCGCCATGCGCAACGCCTTGACTTGATCCAGCATTTCTCTGGTCACGTAGTCTATAGTGGCTACCGTAGGCGTGCGTGACACAGTGTAAGAGCCATCAGCGTTGCCGACCACGTCCAAGCCATTGCGATCTGAAGGCTTGATGTCGTTGAGTTCAGCTTGCGACATCTTTTTGCCGCCAATAAAGTTGAAAGCCTCTCCATCTTGCTGAAGCAGTTTTTTTGCACCATCAAGGTTTTCACTTGTGACTTGGCTGAATAATTTAAGCACCTCTTCTCCACCGTCCGTTTCCGGAGTGATCTTGAAGTCGTATGCGCTTTCATACAAATCTCTGCGTGACTGGGCAGTCTTCTCCATGATCTCTGCCTTCTGCGTCTTGATCCCACCGCCCCGACCGGCTGGAGTGCCAAGGACGCTGTCGAGAATGCCAACTAAGTCGTTGGACGCCGCAACCGCAGTCTCTTTCAGGTTTTTACGCGCAATCCTTGCGCCTTCGCTTGGCGAGTTAGCCACGACGTCTAGCAAGGCGTTAGTGTTCGGGCCGATTGTTGCGATAGATCCGTATGGACCCTGAACGGCTGCGCTCTCGACGGCACCGGCGGCATCCATTGCCAGTGTCTCCTCGACAATCTTGGCCGCGTCGTCCTTGAAGCCGATTTTCTCAACGATTTTCCGTACAGGCTCTTTTAAGTTTTGGCTGTACAGGTAGCCGGCGGTGTCCGCCAAGGGAGGCAGTGCCGCGCCAAAGCCGCCGCCGAATAGCGCGCCGGTTGCGCCTCTCGTCTTGGCGTTCTCGTAACCTGTGCCGATGCGGTCAAGAAATCCCTGCTCTGGGTCGTCGAAATAGCCCTCTATGAAGCCGGAAATCAAACCCTCTGACCCGCCCGCAACTGATCCGACCATAGCACCTTCGCCCATCTTTCCAAGCGTGCTCTGAGCCTTCTGCTTGGCTGCAAAAGGTGCTGATGCCGCCAGCCCCGTGGCAAGCCGTGAAGCTCCAACGGTCTTAGGTGCCTCCTGCTCACGCCTTCCGACGGCAGTCTTGAGTGTGTTCAGCTCATCAGCAAAGTTTGTGCCTTGCGCTTCGGATCTCATGCCAGCCGCCAATGGTGCAATTGCCTCGCCGATGAATGGGATACCTTCTGCCGCAGAAATGACGCGGGTTGTTCCCTCGCCAACCCTTCTTTGCGCGTCTTCGCCCACTGAGATTTGCCCAGCACGCTCAATAGCAGAACCGCCAGCCTTTTTGGTTTTGATAATTTCAGAGATTGCCCCAATATCGCTGGTAGAGTAGCCTGCATTTTGGTCAACAAATGAGGGGTTGCCTTCGCTACCCAGTACCACGTAGCTGCCGTCGCCAAAGTCCTCAACAACTTCATAGCCCTCTGGGGCCGGTTTATAGGCAGGCTTTTTTCTAGTAAAGGACGGGCCGCTTCCAGCACCGCCATCCGAGTTTTTTCGTGTCCAAGATGGTCCGGCCATAATTACATTTCCCTCCAGCTAGATGCGTCGTTTTTATCGCCGCCAAGGTATTCGAAATACTTTTGATCTTCTGCGTCAAAAATCATGTTTCCCACAGTCACGCTGCCAACAGTATACTCTTTCACCGCGCCACCAACCCAGCTTGGCACTTCGCCAAATACTTGCTCCATAACTGCGTCCAATTTCTCTGGCTGACTTGTGTCGCGGTACGCAGCACGAATGACATTTTTGTACCTATCCTGAATAAACTCCAAGTCTTTAAGGACAGCGGATTTCTTCTGGTTAAAGTCGATCTTTTTAATATCGGACTCCAGAAGCTCAAGTTCTTTTTCAGACACAGATCCCAGAGTTCCGCCATCCGCCTTTAACTGCACAAGTGCACCTAGTGCCATGTTGGAGCGCAGTGTCTGGACGTCCACTCTGGCCTCATATGCAGCAGTGAATGGAATTTTTCCAAGAACCATACCCCAAAACCCAGTCACGCCTTCTTTTTCGGTGACTGTCTGGATCAAGTCAGTGACTGTCTCAAAGCTCTCCGCAGAGCCTTGGGTCACGCTCACTTCGCTCTGTTCAACCGAGCCAAGTCTTTCGGCCTCTGCCATATACTGATTAAGCATGGGCACTAGCGCCTGCCCAGCGTCCCCCATCACTGCAATCTGACGTGCCAAATTCTGCGCTGCTGCGCGATACTCTTCTGCGGTTTGAGGCTGCGCGCCTGCACCGGCAGCTCCGCCGCCAAGGGCATTCGCCATCATCTGGTTGCGTGCAAGCGCACCCTGACGCTTACGCTCCATGTCGGCGCGGTTTGTGATGTCATCTATGACGCCCCTTACCGCAGTGCCTTCCTTGCCCTGCAATGCAAAACCGGCATCCTTCAACGCGGCGAAGCCCATCATAGTGCGCTGGCCACGGGAAAGGTTTTCAAACGGATCTTGCGGGATCGCCTGCGTGAGCAGTCCAGCCAGCGCCTGCTGGTTGTTAACCATTGGTGCGGCTGCTGGGGTCGCTGGCAGCGTGGCTGCTGGCGGCGTGGCTGTCTGCTCGCCCACTGGCGTTTGCAAACTGAGTGCGGCCTCATCTGGCGGCATTCCCATTAGCGCCCTGTCAGCGGGGTTTGCTATCTCGCCCACCTTCGCGCCCGTCAGGCCGTAGCGGTCAATGTCGTCTTGTGTTAGTGCGTATGCCATTGGCCGCTCCTACTTAAATATTCCGAAGCCCTGCGGCCCCATGCCCATGCCGAATGACCCAACCGATGCCAGCGCTGGTCCGTATCCGCCGGTTGACGTCATGCCGGAGCTTGAGCCTGAACCAATTGTTGTGCCGTACCCAGTCGGGATGCCTGACGCTGCGCTCAGCAGAGAGTTCAATCCTGACAGTGGGAAGTCTTGCTCGCGTGCAAATTCGCTGAACATCTGGTCCAAGCGTGCCTGATCCATAGATCGTGCTGTTTCGCCTGCCTGCATTTGGGTGCCAAGAACCGCCTTCTGCGCTTCCAAGCCTTGACCGGCTGTTGCGCCTAGACCTCCAGCACCTGTTGCACGAATGCCCGCCGCCTGCATCTGCGCCTGCTGATTGGCCAAATTGGCTTGCTGCTGGAGCTGTGCCCGCTGAGTTGCAAACTGATTGCGCGATGCAATGTCGCTCTGAGCTGCGTTCTGCGCATTCATGAAGCCTTGCTGCATTTGATTGGTCACAAGGTCCGATGCCTGCTGGCCGTAAGCCTTGCGCGTCTCAGCCTCTGCGATGCCCTGACGCGATCCGCCAAAGGCGTTTGCCGCTGTCGCCTGTGCGCCAAGCTGATTGAGCGCCTGCTCTTGAGCGCCTCCCAGTGTGCGCAGGCTCGCGTCAATTACGTTCTGCTGATAAGGCGACATATACTGGCCAAGGTTTGCACCGGAAAGCTGGCCCGCTGCGCCAAGGTTTGCTGCGGTTGCCTGCTGGCCCTGAAAGCCGCCCAGATCGCCATAAATGTCAGACGCTTGTCCGTATTGCTCTGTGCCAGCGTTCAAGCCACCGTAACCCTCAAGGGCACGCTGCTGTAGAGGCGTCATGCCTGCGATGCGTTCGCCTTCGTATGGCGTAAACTCTCGTTCAGCAATCGCCGTTGCGCGCGGCAATATTTGCTGGCGCAGGAAGTCCTCTTGGAATTGAGGCATCGACTGTGTCGAGGTATTTTGCTCAGTTACGTTTGTTGTCTCTTTAGAACCCATCAGCTCAACTCCATCACATAGTGTGTGTAGACCTCACGGAATGGTGACTTGTCCACGTATTTCATAAAACCTTTTCGACCGTCGGCCTCAAGGGCATCGAGGTCGGCATCAAGTGCAATCTTCGTCAAAACTTCAATCGCCTTATCCATCCACTCACTCATACGGCTTCCGCCCATAAATTCAATCTTTAAGGTGTCTCTCTGGGGGTGTCGGACGACGCATGTGGTGAGCGCAGCAACTAACGTATCCCCGACGTGCACGACCCACATGACTGAGCCACCGCCTCTTATGTCATCCTCGATGTCATCCAAGCTGACATTGTCAGACTGCCTCATCACCGCCGGCTCAATGAGCTGCATACCCTTTGGCATAAACTCATCATAATCATCGCCTAGAACAGGCAAAACCGTGATGCGAGGCTCTTTGTGCAACAATACAACATTATCTGGCAAATTAACAGCCCCACCGTCGGTCATGCGTTCACCCTAGATATGGCCAACGTAGCCGCAGGTGTAGCTGGCGCAAATGCGTTAGCCGCGTGGTGCTGCAAGCTGCCATTAGTGCGGTCTGTGGCCCAATACGCCTCAAGATAGTCCCCAGCGTTTACGTTGAATATTTGAGTGCGGGATATAATCATTGTCGCGTTGTTTTGATGTAGCGTGTTTTGCATTGCGCTATCAGCAATGTCTACTCCGTTCAATTTTGGCCAGAACCAGAAGTTGACCGTAGAGCCTGAAGATGAGTGCGTTTGCGCCGTAAAACTCAGCGTGTACGCGCCGCCCTCAGTGAAAACAATCCGAGATGCCGGCGTGCCGAGCGTAACGCCAACGCTTCCAGTCATAACGGAAAACGTCAGCGGGTAGGCTGTATTGGCCGAGGAGGCTGTCACGTCGGATGTAATCTCAAGGTGGGCAACGCCGTTTGCCAGCACGACCTGACGCCACTCGCCAGAACGTGAAACTACGGGCCACAGGTTCTCGCGATCCCACATCAGCGTGGCATCGTCAGCAGCGCTTTCGTCGCCTGTCTGCTGTACGAGTGTCGAACGTACTTGGGCAAGGTATTGCGTAAGCCTGCGCGCCCAAGTTTGCCAGTCATTGCCTGATGGCTCTGGTGCGCGATATTGCTGCGTCATCGTTTGCCGCCTTGGACGACGTCGATGCGGTTGATGCCCACACGCCAGTCAGCCAGTCTAGCGCCGGAAATCCGCATGCGTATCTGTCGGCCAGTGAACCGCATTGATACGGGGTTGGACATATCAAACGGCCCATAGCTGCGCTCGGTCCCGTTGGGATAGAAGCGCGTCTTGAATGTTGCCGTAACGTCTCCCTGTGTGCGCTCGTCTGGCAGCATCTGCGTGACCGACGCGACCGCCTCGCCCGTGCCGATAATGATGGGGCCGGTTTCCGCGAATGGCGTCAGTGAGCCGTAATCGAAGCCGACTTCATGCTCGTAAATTTTCTTGTCGTCTGCGTCTGCCCAGATTGGCAACGGAAACGCGCCGTGATCAACGCCGGATGTGCGTGCGAGGTCTCCGGTGTACCAAGTGCCCTCGACGTAGTTGTAGACAACGTAGCGGTCGTTTTCTGTCGATCCGCTGGACGGGTAGAACCAGAATATTTCGCCATACGTTGAGTTGGCCACAGCGAAGGTCTTGCTGATCTGTGCGCGGTTGATGTCGCTGAATATGTAGTCTGCAACGTCGCACTTGATTTCCTGCGCAGCGCCGCCTGAGTAGCCAAAGAAGCTGTGCGTGCCCATCCAGAACGCGCCGACGTCAACGACAGCCGCAGCTTTGGGTGCCACTAGGCCGCAGCTCGTTCCGACCCTTTCAATCCCATAAACATACGGGGGTCCAATATAGTTGGCAGCATGTGCATCTGTCGATGTCAGGATCAGCGTCTGGCCTCTAACATTTAGCCCCGACATAATTATGCCAGACGTGTTTAGCTGCAAGTCACCAGCCTCATTCGTGGCAGCGGGTGCCCACAAGTTGTTGTTCTCGCGGTCGCTCCACTGAACCTTTCGCGGGTCTCCCCCAGCCCCCAAACACATGAGAAAACGCTCTTCTGTGACAATGATGGCCTTGTTGCCGGTAGGGGCATTTGTCAGAACAGCCGCCGCACCGCCGACAGTCGGGTTCCACTCGTAAACCTTGCCGTCGTCTTGTGAGCATGCGATGAGGTTTTGCCCAAAGTTGCTCATTGACCACGTTGTAGCAGGTAGAATGCGGGCTGTGTCTGGACGCGCCACGCCGTAAGCGTAATTTCCGTAGAAGTTGCCGCCGTACCCAGTGAATGCCGCAGCGTCCTCACGGCCTGTGCTGAACCCAGCGGGAGTAATGTCTACGCGGGTGCCTGCGGAGTTCCAAGCATAAAGTTTGTTATACGTTCCGCCGACAATGTGACGGTCGCCGACATTGTCTGGCCACGCAATCATGCCCCTGATCTTAGCGTCCGCTGCGGTGTCTGAGCGCTTGCGCCAGCCGCGAAACGGGCGGATCGTGCCCTCGGTCCATCGAACCAAGTTGGCGTCGCGCCAGCGTCCTTGCGATTGAAGGTCAGTGCCGTTGCGAAAAACACCAGCAGGCAAGTCAAGGGGAATTAATGGCATATCGTCCTCAAGGTGTTAATCTGAAGGGACTATAGCACACTCCGCTTCAAATCAGCAACCCAAACGGATAATGGGTGCCGCCTGCGCAGTCGTGTGGCGCAGGCGGTGTGCTTTACGGCTTAGTCGGCCATGTAATGTTTTCTGGAAAGCCATCCTGACTACTGATGTCACGTAGAGCCTGACGATATGCTGTCTGCTCTGCTGTCATGGTACGGTCTGACAAGGCCCATACGTCTGTCGAGGCGATAAGGTTGTCACGATCTTGGCGAACCTCATTGCTGAAGTGTTGGTGTATACCCGTTTCTTCTGGGGTCATATTATTTCTCCTTTAAATGTCTGCGCTTAGATAGTCTGCTACACTATCTTTAGGTATTCTATAGATGCAAAACCTGCATCAAGACTTACGCCTCCATATTGCGTCCCACCACCGTTATAGGAGCTGCCGTGTGTTACTATTAGTTGAGTACCTGATGGGTAATAGTCAAACGCAAGCGGTGGGTGCACTGTTATCCCAGTAGGGTCATTCATATTAGCACTGCCATTTAGTCCCTGATGGAAGGGTGTATAAACCAGAGCCTGCCAATCGGTGGTTGCGGGCCTGTACAACAAAACTTGTACTATACCAGTATAGTAGCCGTTAGTGCGGTGCAGATTAATCTTGCTGTAATCGATAGTAATTTTAAGCCAGCCTGCCGAATTTCCTGAAAGAGTTTGGGTCCAAGCCACGCCAGCCGCTACTGGTGCTTGGTCTATCAGGCCACCTTGGGTCTTTTGGGTGCCGTAGTAGGTGTCGTACCCGCTGTATCTGCTATGAGAGCTACTGGTATATGTTGTCGTGGCATAGTTTGTACCACCAACACCAGCAGCACCAAATGCCGCCACTGTAGTAGCATCCACAGATGCAATGTTTTTAAGCTGGCGACCAGAGCTAATGACTTCAGAACTTCCAACACTTAAAGACGTGATATTTGGAGATGCAGTCAAGTTTACTGTAACACCGCCGCTGGTGCCGCCGCCCGTCAGGTTTGTTCCAGCAGTCACGCCCGTGATGTCGCCTACGCCCTTTGCGTTTAGCTGCGTCTGGATGTTGCTAGTCACGCCGTCAACGTAGTTTATCTCGGCTGTGGATGCAGTCACGCCATCCATCTTGTTTACTTCGGCGGTCGAGGCAGTGACGCCCAGATCGGCCAGTGTAGACGCCGCATTGTTTAACTGCGTCTGAATGTTAGAAGTCACACCATCGACGTAGTTTAACTCGGCGGCTGATGCCGTCACAGCGGTGCCGCCGACCTTTAGCGTTGACAGGTTCGGCGCAATCGCCGTCGTCCCGTCAAACAGGTTGTCGATGGTGTCGAGGTTGGTGTTGGACTTAGTCCCCCATGTGTCCTCGCTTGCGCCTACCTCCGGTTTTACTAAACCATAGGTTGTAGTTGTTGTATCAGCCATTATGCTGCCCTCTCTAAGTGATCAGCTTGAACCCAAGTTGTCGTAGGCTCGGCTGCTGTAATCCATTTATATCGTGCCTTAATGCTTAAAATTGCAGAACCGCTAATTGCCGCAGGACTTGCCCCCGCAGTAATTTGGCCGTTGCACAAAGTTGTGGAGGAAGCTGCAACGATAGAAGCGCCCGCATAGGTCGCCGCTGCACTTGTAGCTATAGCAGACACACCAGCGATTGTCGATGCCCCAGCCGCATCGAATACAGCAGACGCAGTTGATGTCGCAGCGGCATTAGATGTTGCCGCGCTCTCGCGCACACGCTGGCCGCTGGATGTGACCGTTAGCTGTGCAGCCGCAGTCAGCGATGCAGACGCTCGGCGCACACCAATCGTGGCCATGCTGCCCGAAGCGGAGATAGTTGCGCTGAAGCGTTGCTCTTTCTCAGCGTTCGCGGTTGCCGAAGAAGCCGAAGCTGATAGTGCAACTCCGTCCTTTACAACAAGAGCGGACGATGACGCCGTGGACGCGGAGGACGCACCAGACGCCGCCAGCTTAACAACGACAGCGGAAGACGCTGCGGATGAGGAGGCTGAAACGCCTGCGGATGTGTTCCGCGTAACTAGCGAAGAGGCTGACGTAGACGCCGCCGCTGAAACAGCAGAAACGCCGCGTGCAGTCTTAGCTGCAACGGCTGAAATGGACGCGCTTGCGCTTATCTGGGCGACAGCATCCTTTACGGTGCCATCGTAGCCAAATAAGCGCTCGCCATAATTACCTGAACCGTAGCCAGCCATATGTTTAGTCCAGCGTGATGTCTAGGTCGCCGGCAGGGATGCGGAACACATCGCCAGTTGCAATAGCCTTTGATACGTTCAACGCAGAGTAAGCAAGCAAGTTGCCACCAGTGGACGCATCAAATACGCCTACGTGTGATACAGTGCCATATGAGCCAGTTGACGTTGGATACTCAACCGCGCCAGTGTTTGACGCTGTGTCCCCAGAAACTGAGAAAGCCACAGACTGACGCGCATATGCGCTGCCGGATACTTCGGTGCCGCCGCCTGCGTCGCTTGGCGCTGCGGTGTATAGCGCGACGTACCAAGCAGTTGGACGCGTAGCTGTGCCTGCTGTGAATGCGAAATCGAGCAGCTCGGTTTCCAAGTGATTAGTGAAACTCATGGTAATCTCCGTTCAGATATATCTGCGTGCAACATTACACGACAAAGTCAGGAAAAGCTAGTCAGCTTCATACGTGGTGACGTAACCGAAAAGCGGGTAGCGTCAGACGCCGTTTGCAGCGACTGTTGAGCGTTTTGGTATAGACCGGCCCAGACAGGGATGCGGTTGTCTTCCTTCAGGAACGGAGCCGATTGCAGTAGCGCTGCATAGAGGTAAATGTCGGGGTTGCTAGACAGCAGCCAGTTGGTCTGGTTGGCGTCGCTCAACTTGGGGATTTCAGCGTAATATGTGAGCTGCATGTCGTATGACGCGTCAGGCGTTGGGACCACCTCGATGGTGTCGCCAACATGCGCGTAATAGTTTGGACGTCCAGCAGTGTTGTTGCTTTCCTCGGTGTACTTGAGGATGTCGTCAACAGTTATACTTGCGAGGCGATGCGTGGTGCCGCCAACAAGCGTGAAGCGCATCGTCTCAAGCCAATCAGCCGGTAACTGAACATAGCTGGTGTCGAGGACAGCGTCAGCACGCGTGATCATCTTGTGGTGGCGTATCTTGCGATTAAGATCGCTCTCCGCATACTCGATAAAGTCGGGGATCGTGTCCACAAGGTCATCTCGATTGAGCCAGTTGGCGATGCTCGCCTTTAGGCCATCATATGTTGTTATGCTCACAGCGTGCCCGCCCTTGTTCTGAATACTTGGTTGTCGCCGTCGTTCATCCACTTTTTCAAGGCTTTTGGATCGTCAGCTATACCCTTGCGTTTCAGCTCATAGTACACTGAAAGCGGGATCGTGGCCACCTTATTAAGATCGCCATGTTTGTTCGGTGTGTCGTTGTACTGACGCTTGTTCGCCTGAACGATAGCGGAGACATTCTGCTGTGTCTCAACAACGTATTCACCATTGCCTGTGACGTGCCAGTATTTCGTAATGCCGGTGGCGTCGTCTTGGCTGAAAATTCTCTTCACAGTTACCCTCCTAAAGTGATCGGGGCGACCGAAGCCGCCCCGTCATAACTTATGATGTAGTCAAGTCGAACACGCCAGCGTGCGCTTGTTCGTTCAAAACTTTCATGCCAAATTCAGCCAGAACCATTGATTTCTCAGCATCGCCTGTGCGGGAAAGTTCGATCTGCTGGATCGGACGCAGGAAGCATACAGATGCATACTCAGGGTCAAGCAAGAACGCGTCACGCTCACGCATAAAGCGGTTTGGTGTCACAGAAAGTGTACCAAAGTCAGATAGATAGACGTCAGCAGCGCCGATGATGGTTGTTGGGCCATCGGAAGGTGCTTGGTAACGCTGAGCCGCAATACCTGCAAATCCGGATACAACAGTTTTGTTGTGTGGACCGACCATCAATACGCTTGGCTGACCGCCCGATGTGTATGCCAGTTGCATGGCGTTCTTGACCATTGCTTCTGTCAAATCGCGCTGCGTGCCATCTGTACGTGCATTGGAACCGTCACCAGTTGGGGAAACGCCGTCTGTAGCGCCGCCAGTGGAGAAGTTGTCGTTGGTTGCGATCCATGCACCCAAGCCCGCAGTTTCGCGTGCAGTTGAAGAGTTGCCAGCAACTTGAGCATTGTTGTCTGTCAACGTGGCTTCGATGTCACGACGTAGCTCTTTGCCGCGCTTTGCAAGCTGGAAGCTAAGTTCGTCGTTACGGCCTGCCAAGTCTTGTGCAGACATGTTGCCAGCTACAATGGTTGTACGACGCAAGATGTGCGTGTAGTTGCCGACGCGTGTTGTGGCGGATGTTGCATCAAATGATGATACATCATCGCCATCAATTACAGCGGTTGTGGAAGTTGCTGCAAGCGTGTCTGTCTGCCACTCAAAATACGTGTTGGACACGTTTTCAGAGCCGATGTTTGACTGCAACGGCACTTCTTCTGGTGAGACGTTTGAGATGATGTCACTCAGGCTCTCTTTTATGCCCTGAGCCGAAAAAGAGGTGAATGTATTTGCTACGATAGCCATGATGGCCTCCTAAAGTAGAGATTTGATTGCAGCCGCAGCATCATTGACACGGCCACTTTGACGTACGCGCTGTAGCGCTTGTTGCTGCTCACCTTTCGGTCGAGGCTGTGTAGCACGGCTTCCGCTCTTCAATGTCTTGGACGCTTGCTGTTTCGGCTTCTGTTTCGCCGTCTTTGCACGCGTTTGTCCGCGATCATATAGCATTGCCTTGCGCGCTAGTTTCACAAGCGTTGCATTTGTCAAGCCGCTAATGTCTTGCTCACTGAAACCTTCCCGACCCAAAAAATCTTTAAGATCATTTGCTTCTTTTGACGCGACTTTGCTGTCACGCCATTCGGGGATAATCTCAGGCAAAACTTCACGCTGCTGTTCAACAAACTTAGCCTGCATGTGCTGCACCTTTTGCTGGTGCAACTGCTGCATGCGCTGCTGTTCAGCGTGTACCGCTTGCAGTTGAGCATTGCGCTCTTCGTTCTGCTTACGCCACTGACGTTCTGCTTTCGCTGCCATCGTGGGGTCTGTATCATACAGAATGTCCCAGTCCGGCTCCTGTTCGACTGATTGCTCGATCCGCTGCCTTAGTGCCGGCAGCATCTGAGCGTATTGAGCACGTTCGAGATCCATCTCTTCTGCGTGCGCTTCGACCTCACGGGTGCGATCTGCAAGCGCCTGAGTTTTTCTCGTGTAATCTCTCTGCCGAAGTCCTCCACGTTTTAGCTCTTCAACGGTGGTCTCTTCGCCGTCTACATCGACAACTGCCGACATTAGGTCAAAGGACGCGTCGTCCTGCTCTTCCGCTTCGTCATCTGCTTCGAGTTCGCCAAATTCGTATTCTTCAGGTTGCTCCTCTGAATACTCTTCCGACGTTTCGGCGTCATCCATAGATTGCTCTACAGGTTCAACCTCAAGCGCATCAGGCTCCGTCACGTTATCCCCTTCGGGCGAGATCATGGCTCTGATTGCATTTTGTGCGGTGTTCAGATCAGTCCCGAGTGGGTTGCTGGCTTCTGACATTCGTCTACTCCCTATTATGCGCTATTTTGACTTTTTTTCAATAGCCGCATTATCCGACATTGCACGCAGCTTCTGGCTCACGCCCTGAACGCCACGCAGTTTCATGTAAATGCCCTCGCGGGCCTCACTATCGCTGACTGAGGTTGTTTTAAATTCCTCCCAGCAATCCTGCTCGATCTCATCCATAAAGCGGATAAAATCAGTGTCACGTAGAAGACGAGCAGCTTCCTGCCCGTCATCAATAATTTGCTGTTTAGACTTCACGCGTAGCATCCTTAATTATGTCGGCCTGCGCCTTCATGACTTCGCGGTTGATCGCCATGTCCGACTTGATCTTAGCCACGTTGAGCTGCGTGCCATACTTGGCCTGCATTTCTTCGGCCTTGACGTATAGCTCCGCTTCAAGTTCGTCGCGCTTGCGATCATCGTCCATTATCATCTTTTCACGCCCAAGCTGCAACTCAGCAGCCTTCTTCTGCATGTCCGCCTGTATCTGCTGGATTTGCACCTGTATCAACTGCTCATTGATGTCAGGTTTATCTTGCGCTGGCGGTGGCTGGAATTGCGCAGGGTCTGCCCAGAATTGCGAGGTGTCTTTGAACCCTGCAAGTTCCGTCATCGCCTTCAGCGTATTGGACAGCTTGCTGATGTCGGTCAGCGGGTTCTGTGGACCCATTGTCGCCATAGCTTCCTTCTGCATCTCGCCGATCTGGCGAAGCATCATCATGCGCTCAGTGTCGGAACCTCGGCCCAGAGCCACGTTTATGGTGACGTCCATGTTTGAGTTGAATGCGCGCGGGTCGATTGGCACAAATTCGTTGCTCAATCGGACCATGCGCTCGCGATCTTGGTGCGTCGTGATTAAGTGTAGCACGAGTTGATACATGCGCTTGACGCCGGTCTCAGCAAAGATGCGGGCGATCAGCTCAATGTGCTGCTGTGCTGCGCTTACAGTGGCAGCAACGGCAGTTGCGGTAGATGATTGCAAGGCACTAGCATCAAGCCCAGCAGACGCCTTTGAGATGCCTGTGCGGGCCTCTTTAACCTGATCCATGTATTGCAGGACCGGAAACGCCTCACGACCGACGAACGGCATAGAAAGTGGCTGCACCTGACCGGCAGAACGCTGGCGGATGATCGCGCCAACCTCTGTGGAAAGAACGTCATCCATGTTGACCATTCCCTCGGTCACAGCAATGCGTGGGTGGATGGACATCGCCAAGCTGTCAAGCGTGTTGCGCATGATGGATGACTTGATGCGCTGAATATCCATGACTGTCTCAGCGACACTGTGACCGAATAGGTCATGAGCCTCTGGGTCTGGGCACATTGTGGCAAACGGTGCCATTGTGCATGGCTCATTCATAAGGATTTTATTGCCGTCGCCTGCTGTGCAAATTTTGCGCAGTTCAGCGATGCCGTCGCCATCATAATCTACTTTGATGTAGTTCTCGACGTAGAGAACCTTCTTCATCGCAGGATCGTTGCGCTCATTCATCTCGTTAGACAGCGCCTTGTTGCGCGTGTAACGCTCGACGTTGGTTGACATGTCTTCGTGCGCGGAGCTTAGTTTTGAGACTTCGTCGTAGTCATAACCCATCGCAACAAGCTCTGAGACGGTGACGATGCGACGGTGTGCAACGTAGTCAGCCTCCTCAACCGACTTAGCCTCGCGAGAAACCAGAAACTCTTCTGGCGGAACGGCCTCAACCTTCACGCGACCGTCTGGGTGCGTGTATGTGGCACGAACGGCATGCTCCATAGGAGGCTCCACGATCATGCCGGTCATTTCGTCCATCATTGGCTCGCCGGCAGGCGTGGACGCCGTGATCTCGATTTCGACATCTGGGTCAGACATCAGAGCGTTCAGAGACGCGTCATCAAGGCCGCTCATGTCGTACGTCTCAAACTTAGTCTGGTCGTCCCAGTAAACTTTGATGATGCCGAGCTTGCGCACTAGGGCATCCATAAATGCGCTGTGCATTTCGAGGAAGCCGTTGTTGTCGCGGTTGATAACGAAATTGGCGTAGTCTGTGGCTTGCTTAGCGCTCGCAACGTCCTCTGGACCCTGCGGGACAAACTCAACAGTGCGGTCTGTGCCGTGGAAGATACGCATCAAGGACGGCATGATCGCCTGTACGGTATCACGTACGTCCATTGAGACGACTTGACTGCGGCCCTCTTCCTCATTGCCGAATGGCTCGCCGCGATAGTATTGCGTCGCCGTTGCGCGCATCGGGCTGATCCAGTTGTCAATGTAGTCGATTGCGTCTTCAATCTCTTTGCCGACGATGCCCTGCAGCTCGTCGTCCTTCATCACGTCTGGGTTCAGCTCTTCTTCGAGCGCCGACACCATCTGGTTGATTTCATAGTCCATTGATTTGGCCCTCTTGTGCGACACTTGATTTCTTGTTAACATCATCTCCTTTATGGGAGACAGACATCATGACTGACGAATTAGACTTTACCGATCCGCTTCGTGCATCGATATATTCGCTTGCGTTTATGCTTTGGGACAAGACGAGCGACTTGCCTGCGGACGTCATCGAGTTGATCGAAGACATTGTAGAAGAAGAAAGATCCACTAATAACCCCTTATGAAGTCAGCGATTAGACCGCGATTATACATGTCCGCATACTCTGGGCCAAGCGTTCTGCTTAGCTCCATAAACTTGTTTGCTTCTTCAACAAGTTGACCGTCAATAATCTGGCTGGTTTTGGGGTTCATTGTGAAAACTCTTTGATCCGCCGGAAGAAGATAATCCCTTTCTGGGAAGTCGTTTTGTCCGAAACGGTATCCCTGACCCTTTGCGCTTTCAGCAAGTCTCGGCAGGAACGTGTCTCGCGCCATAATGGATGGCGGGACACTCATGCCATACGTTTCAGCGCCGGTGCCCTCGACAGCGGCATATTTGGTATCGTAGGACGGATGATCTGCGTCCAGAAGGCCGCGCTGGATGTCTGGCGTGCCAAATCGATATCCAGCACTAAAACTTTGAGCGTTTACAAGGTCAGGGTTGGTTGCCGCAAAACGAATTTCGCCGACATCGATGTTGCCATCAAGGTTTTTGACATCTGCCTTGTCAACGCGTTGGATGAATGGCTTGCGAATGCTTTCAGCCGCCTGAGAGCTAAACCAATCACGAAACACCGGAGATGATACGCTTGGCACTAATCCCTGATCAATTCCACCTTGCGGGGGCAGACCCTTCTTAGCTCTAGCCTTGTTGCGCCGATCTAGCTGCTTTGAGTTGCTGGCGACAATAATTTTTCTCAGCTCATCGTCCAGCCTGCGAACAGTAGCATCCGGCATTGGGGCGGAATACAGTGCCTCAGAGAACAACTCTGCCTGATGTTTGGCAAAGTCACCGGATCGCTCACCCATTGGCATGTAGGCCAGTTTGACCTCTTCATTTTGAGAAACTTGCTGAAGGACGTTGTCCTTTGGCTTCATGACACCTCGATGAGACGCCCAAGTGTCTCCGGTGTTCATAAACTCTGGACCCGCCATCATTACAACAGGACGACGCAACTGCATCTCCCCAATGCTGGTAATCTCTTGGCCACCTGATGTTCGATCCCCAGCAGCAAAGTAAAGCCGCTTGCCAAGGTCGTCCTCTGGCCGGATCAAGGTCGTTGGAGCTAAAATTCCAAGGTCTCTTGCGCCGGTACTCCAGTTATACGGGGCGGTCTTTTGTTTTACGTTTAAAGAGAATGGCGATTTCATTGCCGGATCGAGCGCGCGACCTGCGTTTTGAGATGGAGGGTCAAAGTAATCAGAACCGACTTTAGCAGCACTCAGGCTGTTAGCCTCGCCGCTACGCTGGAAAACTTCGCCGATGCCTTCAAGGTCGCCAGATGCGATTGAGCGGCCAAGGCCGATTGCGTCAGCAGTGCGTGCGCCAACATCTACGTTGCCCGCAGCACGTACAGCGGCGCGGCCTGCGCCGGCAGCCGGTATAACGCCGGTCATCGCAACTAGGTCGCCAGTATACGCGTCATTCGCGGCGCGGATTTGCTCCATCGTCGCGCTCTTCAATTCCACGCCTTCCGGCAGGTATCCGGCAGCACCTCTGGATGCGCGGCCTGTTGACTGTGCTACATCTGTTATAACACCCCTTGCGGTGCCGACTGGGTCGGAAAGCAAGCCCTTTGCGCCCTCAAGCATGCCGGAGCCGATCTGCTTGGCAACGCCTTTAGGGTTCTCGAATAATTCGTCCTTAAAACGCTCGCCGGCGCTGCG